AGCGGAACGGCCAGATCATCTACTCCTACAAGCTCCTGCCCGGTGCGGACAAGGCGATCTACAAGCGGATCTCGGATATCACCATTTCCATGAAGGCAGCCGATCACCTGAAGATGCCGGAGCTCGTTATGAACAACTGCGTGGTGGAGCTGTCCGATGATGAGCGCGAACGGTACGAGGAGCTTAGGGCAACGCTGGTACTGCAGCTGCCAGAAAAAGAAATCACGGTCGCAAATGCAGCAGCCCTCACCGGCAAGCTCCTGCAGATGGCAAACGGCGCGATCTACGATGACGACAAGCAGCAGATCCGGATTCACGACCGGAAGCTGGACGCCTTGGAGGATCTGATCGAGGGAGCCAACGGAAAACCGGTGCTGGTAGCCTACTGGTTCAAACACGACCTTGAGCGGATCAAGTCCCGTTTCAAAGTCCGGGAAATCAAGACCTCTGCTGATATCCGCGACTGGAACGCCGGAAGCATCCCGGTGGCCGTCATCCACCCGGCCTCTGCCGGACATGGTCTCAACCTGCAGGCAGGAGGCTCCACCCTCATCTGGTTTGGGCTCACATGGTCGCTGGAGCTTTACCAGCAGACCAACGCCCGTCTCTGGAGGCAGGGACAATCCGAGACCGTCGTCATCCACCATATCATTACAGATGACACTGTGGATGGCCGCGTTTTGAAGGCACTCCAGAATAAGGAGAAAACACAGGACGGCCTGATTGCTGCAGTAAAGGCCGAGCTGTACCGATGACAATCAGAGTCAATTTACGAAAAACAGAGTCAATCCGAGGATCACGAGAATCGGAGGTGAGACTTTGAACCCATACGAGGAACTGGCAAATGCCATCGTCCTGCAGGCCGTGAAGGATTACCGGCTCACGGATGACGAGGCAGAGCTTGCCGAAATCGAGCGCTTCTTCCGCTCCGGCTGGTTTGGTGTTCTATCGAAAGTCGACCCGGAGTATCTCATCAGAAAGCTGCGGAAGGAGAAATCGAAATGACAGCAAAGGAATATTTATCACAGGCGCGGACGCTGGATATGCGGATCAAGTCCAAGCTCCAGCAGATTGAGTCCTTAAATGAACTGGCTACCTCCTGCACCATTACCTACAGCGACATGCCCCGGAACCCGAATCACGGAGGCTCCAAGGTGGAACGTGCTGTGCTGAAAATCATCGAACTGCAGGAAAGCCTGAAGAAGGACGTGGAGGATCTGGTGGAACTGAAGGAACAGATCATGGCAACTATTCAGTCCGTTGCCGACGCGGAACTGCAAACCCTGCTGGAGAAGCGGTACCTCTGCTTTCTCTCGTGGGAGAAGATTGCGGTCGAGATGCATTACAGCATCCAGCATATTTACCGGATGCACGACACAGCACTTTCCTGTGTCAGCACCATCATGAGAGCTAATGAGAGGGAATGAGAGTCGCCTCTTATGATAGTATTATGATGGACAAAATGAAATGAACCGGAAGCCTTGTGGGAGCCCGTCTCCTGCAGGGCTTTTCTTATGCCGAAATGGAGGTGACACAGGTGCCAAGAAAACCCAAGCGTCCCTGCTCCTTTCCGGGCTGCCCACGCCTGACTGACGGGCGCTTTTGTCCGGAGCACGAGAAGCTGGAAAACAAACGATACGAAAAGTACGACCGCGATCCTGCCAGCAAGCGCAGGTACGGACGTGCATGGAAAAGAATCCGCGACCGTTACATGAACGCCCACCCACTCTGCGAGCGCTGCCTTAAGGAAGGCAGGTACGTGAAGGCCGAGCAGGTGCACCACATCAAACCGCTGGCCGAGGGAGGAAATCATAACGAAGAGAACCTGATGTCTCTTTGCACGGCCTGTCATGCGAAGATTCATGCAGATCGCGGAGACCGCTGGCACACCCACTCTGACCGGTAGGGGCGGGTCAAATCTCTACGCCCTGTGCCCCGTGGAACGGGCGTGGGGTCGCGTGTGTGCGTGCGCGTTTTCAAACGGGGAATATACCCCCAGATAAGCGAGGTGATTTTTATGGCTAAGGACGGTACAAACCGAGGCGGTGCCCGGATGGGTGCCGGAGCCAAAAAGAAGCCCTTAGCTGACAAGATCGCTGAGGGCAATCCGGGCAAGCGAGCGCTGACTGTCATCGACTTCGATTCTCACGCAGCCGATTTGGAAGGTCAACCGATGCCCAAACCGTCGCGGCTCCTGTCCGCAAAGCAGAAGGACGGAAAAAAGCTGCAGGCGGCAGAAATCTATAAGAACACATGGGAGTGGCTGCATGAGCGCGGCTGCTCCTCTTTGGTTTCACCACAGCTCTTGGAGCGCTATGCCATGAGCTGCGCCCGGTGGATTCAGTGTGAGGAGGCCGTGACGGAGTTTGGCTTCCTCGCCAAGCACCCTACCACCGGGAATGCCATTCAGAGTCCCTACGTTGCTATGGGACAGAACTACATGAGCCAGACCAACCGGCTCTGGATGGAGATCTACCAGATCGTGAAAGAAAACTGTGCCTCCGAGTACACCGGCAGCAATCCGCAGGATGACGTGATGGAACGGCTGCTCCGTGCTCGCAGGGGCGACGCATAGGATCGGAGGAATGATTATGTTTGAGAAAGTGAATCCGGCACACCCGGATAAGGTTGCCGACCGCATCGCCGGTGCCCTTGTGGATCTGGCCTATGAGAAGGAAGCTAATCCGAGGATCGCTGTGGAAGTCCTGCTCGGCCACGGCATCTGTCACATCATTGCAGAAACCTCTGTCTCCCTCTCCCGTGATGAGGTGGAGGCTGTCGTTAACCGCATCGCCGGAGACCTTGTGGCCGATTACCGCGAGGTACCGCAGGATGCCCACCTGTCAGATAACCAGAAGGACGGTATCCGCTGCGGCGACAACGGGATCTTCAAAGGCGTCCCGGTGACAAGGGAGCAGAAAGCCCTCTCCGCCATCGCCAGAAGCATCTACCAGAAATACGGCACGGATGGAAAGTACATTGTTGACGAGGCAAGGCTGATCATCTGCCAGAGCAACGCTTCGACAGAGGAACTGAAAAGCCTCTATCCCGGAGCCGAGGTCAATCCCCTCGGTGACTGGTCTGGCGGCACGGATGTGGATTCCGGAGCGACCAACCGAAAGCTCGGTTCCGACATGGCAGACTCCGTCACGGGCGGTGGCCTGCATGGAAAGGATCTCAGCAAGGCTGATGTCAGCGTGAACATTTACGCTTGGCTGCAGGCACAGGAAACGGGCATTCCGGTCGAGGTCTGCTGCGCCATTGGCGATACCAGCATTGACGGTGTTCCGTACAGAGAAATTGTAGAAACAGCGAGGGACTACATCCGCTCCATCGGCGGTTTTGAGAAGTTCGCTGAGTGGGGGTTGGTATGAATATTGAAAAGAAAAATGTAAAAGACCTGCTCCCGGCTGACTACAATCCGCGTAAGGATTTGAAGCCCGGAGATCCGGAATATGAAAAGTTGAAGCGCTCCATCGAGCAGTTTGGCTATGTGGAGCCGGTCATCTGGAATGAAAAAACCGGTCGCGTGGTCGGCGGCCACCAGCGCCTGAAGGTGCTGACGGACATGGGCATCACCGAGGTGGATGTCGTGGTCGTTGACATGGATACCGAGAAGGAAAAGGCGCTCAACATCGCCCTGAACAAGATCAGCGGTGAATGGGATACGGAAAAGCTCGCTCTGGTCATCGCCGACCTGCAGGGCACGGACTTCGACGTCTCCCTCACCGGCTTTGATCCGGAGGAGCTGGAGGATCTGTTCCGGGACGATGTAAAGGGTGGCGTCAAGGAAGACGACTTCGATGTGGAGGCGGAGCTTAAAAAGCCCACCTTCTCTAAGGCCGGTGATCTCTGGATGCTCGGCGAGCACCGCCTTTTCTGTGGGGACTCCACGAAGCCTGAAACCTTCGACCTTCTGATGAACGGCAAGAAGGCAAACCTCGTGGTGACCGATCCCCCATATAACGTGGACTACAAAGGCAGCGCCGGGAAGATCAAGAATGACAGCATGGCCGAGGATCAATTCGAGCAGTTCCTGCTTGCTGCCTACCAGCAGATGGAGGCAGCGATGGCGGATGACGCCTCGATCTACGTATTCCATTCTGACTCCCACGGTCTTGCCTTCCGTAAGGCCTTTGAGGAGGCTGGCTTCTATCTCTCCGGATGCTGCATCTGGAAGAAGCAGTCGCTGGTGCTGGGCAGGAGTCCCTACCAGTGGCAGCACGAGCCGGTGCTCTTTGGCTGGAAGAAGAAAGGCAAGCACCAGTGGTACACCGGGCGTAAGGAATCCACCATCTGGGAATTTGACAAGCCGAAGAAGAACAAGGATCACCCGACCATGAAGCCGATTGCGCTGGTGTCGTATCCGATCATGAATTCCACCATGACCGGCTGCCTTGTGCTTGATCCCTTCGGTGGTTCCGGCTCGACCCTGATTGCCTGCGAACAAACTGGTCGCGTCTGCTATACCGTGGAGCTGGACGAGAAATTCTGCGACGTCATCGTGAGGCGCTACATCGAACAGGTCGGCTCCGCTGATGGCGTGACGGTGCTTCGTGACGGCCTGACCTACCGCTTTGACGAGGTACCGGATACTGACAATTAAGCACAGATTCCTCCGGCGATTTTTGTCACATATATCCTCAGAATCCGCTTGCTATTACAGGCCTTCAGAGTGATATATGTACGTACCAAAACAAAGGAGGTACATACCATGAAAGCAACTTACAACGTAACAGGAGCAGCCAGAAAAGAGCTGGTGAAGGTCATCGGAAGCACCCTCGGCACAAAGCCGGTCTACAAGTTCATGCCCACCTGCGCCTTTGAGATCGGAGCCATCACCGTTGAGAAGGACGGCACGATGGTCTGGGATGAGCGCACCGACGAGGCTACCATTCAGGCAGTCATCGCCGCCCTTGCCGCAGCAGGCTTTACTGCCGAGATTGAGGGCGAGTCCGCACCGGAGACCGAGGGATTGCAGGAAGCCGCGCACGAGGCCGAGGACGCCGCAGAAACCGACGACGCCGAGGAAGGCGACCGCCTAACGATTGCCCTCCCGAAAGACGGCTTCACGGACGGCTCCATCGAGAACCTGCGGAAGCTGGTCGAATCGAAAGCCACCCTGATCAAGAAGGCGCTCGGCGCAGACCGGATCACCATCGACACGGACGGCGACCGCGTGAGCTTCCCTTGGTGGGACAGGCAGCCGGAATACGAAGAAACCCAGAGCTACATGGCCTTCCTCGCCGCCCTCTGCAAGATGGCCAAGGAAGCCAAGCGCGTCACCGCCAAGGAGACCGAGGTGGAAAGCGAGAAATACGCCTTCCGCTGCTTCCTCCTCCGGCTGGGCTTCATTGGAAACGACTACAAGCCGCAGCGCAAGATCCTGATGCGCCGCCTCTCCGGAAGCGCAGCCTTCCCGAACAGGGAAAAGGCCGATGCCTTTAACGCCGCGCAGAAGGCCAAGGCTGCCGTAGCAAAGGAGGTGCGCTCATGAGGATGATCAGGCCTGAACAGCTAAAGCACCTGCGCGAAACCTACCCTGCCGGGACACGCGTCGAGCTTATCCAGATGGACGATGCACAGGCACCGCCCACCGGCACCTGCGGCACCGTGATCGGGGTCGATGACACCGGGAGCCTTCTGGTGAACTGGGACAACGGAAGCGGCCTCAACGTGATCTGGGGCGTCGATGTAGTCAGGAAGGTGGTGGCCGGAAATGACTGATACCATCCGCGAGCAGATCCTCGCCATCCGGGACACCGGCCTGACCAACATGTTTGATGTCCCGATGGTGCAGAGGCTGGCCTACGACAGAGGCTACTACGAATTGGCCTTGTACCTCGAAGACCACCGGAAGGAATACGCGCACTTCATCCTCACCGGCGAGGCCGGATAAGGATGACGCCAAGGGAGCCGGACGGCTCTTTTGGTCGTAGTAAACTACACAATTTGATCCTCCTCTTTTTGTTCATTATATGTGCGGAACTTCTGCAGAATTGACTTGCTATTATCGGCCTTCAGAGTGATATATGTACGTACCGAAAGGGAAAACACACAACGGAGGTAAAAGCCATGACAATCAACGAAGCAATGAGAACCTACAGACTCCCGAACCCCACCACCCCGGAAGACCTCGAATGCCGCTGGAGCAAGATCCTGAACTTCGGCGACAAGGTACTCCTCGCCGGATACTACTACAACGGAGCCGGAAAGCCCAGCTACTTCGGAGCGGTTTACGAGCACCTCGACGACGACCTTTCCTGTGAAGGAACCATCGGGCTTTACGCAGCCAGCGAGGTTGCTTTCGAAGACGACGGCCACGCGATCGCTTGGGCGATGCAGCAGTAAGGAGGGAGGAGCCATGATGAACAAGAACAACGCCTACTTCGAGGAGCTTAAGCGCATCGGCCACGAATGGGAAGCAGCCCGGATCGAGCGCAAGGCCAGAAAACAGCAGATCATCGATACCCTCGGCTGGGAATCGGACGAGCTCAAGGCTTGGTACGAGGAGGACGCCGCAGCAAAGTTCCCCTTTGAACAGGGCGTCAGCAAAGCCTACCGCGCATGGGCGACCAGCATCAGCCGCAAGGAGGACGAGCTGGAGATGGACGACTTCCTTTGGGAGCGCGAGGTCACGGACTTCGTGGAGACCCTCCGAAAGGCCGGGATCAAAACCTTCGTCTACACCAACCAGAGCACGGCGGTCATGGAAAACCTGCACCAGTTTGCTGCAGCAGGCTGCACGATGGAAGGCCTTTGCACCATCACCCGGCAGGAAAACCGCTGGGGAGACGAGGAGCCTACCGAGGTCATGGGCATCCGCTTCTCCTTGGACTAAGGGAGGTGCCGCATGAACTACGCAGACAAGATGGAACAGGAAGCAAGGCTCATGGGACGCCTTGCCAGCTGGATGGAGCAGCACGGCCAGATCCTTTACGACCGGCAGCAAAGCAACGCCTACACCGGAGTCCGCATCCGGGAGATCGCTTGGCGCGGACGCACCTACCGCATTATCGATGTGGATGGGATGACCTGCCGGATCGAGCGGCAATAAGCCGCCAGCCACGGAGCCTACGGGCTCTGCTGGTCGTAGTAAAATGCACAGTTTGACCGCCTGATATTTGTGTAAATTACTCCCGGATATCCGGCAGATATGAGTTGCTATTATCCCCGTTTAGAGTGATATATGTACATACCGAAAGGGAAAACAAAGCACACAAAACGGAGGTAAAAGCCATGACGAACGCATACGAACTGAGAAACCACTTCTTCCTTGAGGATTACAACACCGCGATCACCAGAGAGGACTTCGAGAGCTTCTTTACCAAGACAAAGGAAAAGGTCACCTTCACCTTCGGCGGCTGGGACGGCAAGAGCTACGACGGCGAGAGCCGCAGGGCGACGGTTTACCGCACCACGGTCAAGGGCTACGAGGACGTCAGGCTGATCAAGGTCGGCAAAGGCCTCCACTACATCGAAGAGGACACCGAGGTTTTGGAGAAAGCCACCGGCGAATACCACAAGAGAGCCAGCTGGCTGGTGGACGTCAGAAGGAAGTAAGAAAACACGCGAAAATCGAATAACGCGGAGTGCAGCCCCTACCGGGCTGTATCTCGTACAGGAAGTCGCGCCAAGATTGGCAGCGGCTATTTTTATGCCTTGGAGAGCATTATGAAATTCAAAATTGACCGAACAGAGCTGCCCTACGACGCGATGGTGGCAGATCCGTCGTGGCTGATTCCATATGAGGAGGAAGGTGAAACAACCGATGATGAGGAAACTGGAGAACTACAAACCGACGCGGTTCATGGCGAAGGACTCCCATTACGATGAATACGCCGCCGACTTCGCTGTTGCCTTTATCGAGAGCCTTCAGCACACCAAGGGTGAATGGTACAAGAAGCCCTTCGAGCTGATCGACTGGCAGGAGCAGATCGTGCGTGACGTGTTTGGAACCTTAAAGCCGAACGGCTACCGGCAGTTCACGACTGCCTACGTGGAGATTCCGAAGAAGATGGGCAAGAGTGAGCTCGCTGCCGCCATTGCCCTGTACCTTACCTGTGCTGATGGCGAACAGCGTGCGGAGGTCTACGGCTGTGCTGCCGATGTCAATCAGGCCAAGATCGTATTCGATGTGGCTGTGGACATGGTGATGCTTTGCCCTGCCCTTGAGCGGCACGTCACCATCAACAAGTCCACCCGTACCATTGTGTACAACCCCACCAACAGTAAGTACAAAGTGCTGTCGGCAGACGTGGCCAACAAGCATGGCTTCAACACCCACGGAGTCATCTTCGACGAGCTGCACACGCAGCCGAACAGGAAGCTGTTTGATGTCATGACCAAGGGCAGCGGCGACGCCAGAAAGCAGCCGCTTTTCTTTTTGATCACGACTGCCGGTGACAACACCAATTCGATCTGCTGGGAGGTACACCAGAAAGCACTGGACATCCTCGAAGGCAGGAAGATCGACAAGACCTTCTACCCGGTGATCTACGGTGCCGCCGAAGATGAAGACTGGACTGATCCGGCTGTCTGGAAGAAGGCCAATCCCTCCCTTGGAATCACCGTCGACATCGAAAAGGTACAGGAGGCCTGCGACTCTGCCAAACAGAATCCCGGTGAAGAGAATGCTTTCCGGCAGCTCCGCCTCAACCAATGGGTAAAGCAGTCCGTCCGCTGGATGCCGATGGACAAGTGGGATAAATGCGCATTCCCGGTCGACGAGAAGGCGCTGGAAGGCCGAGTGTGCTACGGCGGCCTTGACCTCTCCTCCACCACGGACATCACAGCTTTTGTGCTGGTGTTCCCTCCGGAGGATGAGGACGACAAGTATCAGGTGCTCCCGTACTTCTGGGTGCCGGAGGATACGCTGGACATCCGCGTCCGGCGAGACCACGTCCCCTACGACGTCTGGGAGAAACAGGGCTACCTTTTTACCACGGACGGCAACGTCGTCCACTACGGCTTCATCGAGCAGTTCATCGAGAGCCTTGGCGAGCGCTACAACATCCGCGAGATTGCCTTCGACCGCTGGGGCGCTGTCCAGATGGTACAAAATCTGGAGGGCATGGGCTTTACCGTCGTCCCCTTCGGTCAGGGCTTTAAGGATATGAGTCCGCCAACCAAGGAGCTCATGAAGCTGACGCTGGAGGAGAAAATCGCCCACGGCGGCCACCCTGTGCTCCGCTGGATGATGGACAACATCTTCATCCGCACTGACCCGGCTGGAAACATCAAAGCAGACAAAGAGAAATCCACAGAAAAGATCGACGGCGCGATTGCCACCATCATGGCGCTCGACCGGGCGATCCGCTGCGGCAACGATACGGGTGCATCGGTCTATGACAGCCGAGGCATCCTTTTCATTTAAGGAGAAAAACCCATGAGCATTTTTTCAAGCATTTTCAGGTCGAGGGACAAGCCCACCAACGCCACCTCCGGCAGCGCCTACCGATTCTTCCTTGGCGGCACGACCTCCGGCAAGGCGGTCACGGAACGCTCTGCCATGCAGATGACAGCGGTCTACTCCTGCGTCCGTATCCTTTCAGAAGCTATCGCAGGCCTGCCGCTCCACCTGTACCGGTATGACAAGAATGGCCGGAAGGAAAAAGCCCTCGACCATCCGCTGTACTTCCTGCTCCACGATGAGCCAAATCCGGAGATGACTTCCTTCATCTTCCGGGAGACGCTCATGACCCACCTGCTCCTGTGGGGCAACGCCTATGCACAGGTGATCCGGAACGGCAAGGGCGAGGTCGTTGGACTCTATCCCCTTATGCCAAACCGCATGACGGTTGACCGGGACGAGCACGGAAAGCTCTTTTACAGCTATCAGGTCGGAAGCGATGACGCGCCGACCATGAAGACCGGCACGGTGATCTTAAAGCCCTCTGATGTGCTGCACATCCCCGGCCTCGGCTTTGACGGCCTTGTGGGATACAGCCCGATTGCAATGGCCAAGAACGCCATCGGCCTTGCCATCGCCACAGAGGAATACGGCGCTAAGTTCTTTGCGAACGGTGCCACACCGGGAGGCCTGCTTGAGTATCCGGGCACGGTAAAGGATCCTGACCGGGTGCGCGAAAGCTGGAACAAGGGCTTCTCTGGAAGCCAGAACGCCGGGAAAGTCGCCATTTTGGAGGAAGGCATGAAATACACGCCCATCTCCATTGCACCGGAGCAGGCGCAGTTCCTCGAAACACGTAAATTCCAAATCAATGAAATCGCTCGAATTTTCCGCATTCCCCCTCACATGATCGGGGATCTGGAGAAGTCGAGCTTTTCTAATATTGAGCAGCAATCGCTGGAGTTTGTGAAATACACCCTCGACCCGTGGGTGGCCAGATGGGAGCAGGCCATTATCCGCTCTCTCCTGACTCCGGACGAGAAGGCTCACTACTTTGTCAAGTTCAATGTCGACGGCCTCCTTCGCGGCGATTACCAAAGCCGCATGAACGGCTATGCCACTGCAAGGCAGAACGGCTGGATGAGCGCCAACGACATCCGGGAGCTTGAAAACCTTGACCGCATTCCTGCCGAGCTCGGCGGTGACCTTTATCTCATCAACGGAAACATGACCAAGCTGGAGGATGCAGGTATATTCGCGGCCTCGTCTGCCGCAGGAAAGGAGGAAGAATCCGATGAAGACGAAGAAGTTCTGGAACTGGAAGACCCGGACAGCAGTGAATCAGGAGACGCAGGAGCCGGTGACCGAGCGGACGCTGTTCCTAAGCGGCACCATCGCGGAGGAAAGCTGGTTTGACGATGACGTTACCCCTCAGCTGTTCCGCGACGAGCTGAACGCAGGCTCCGGTGACATTACGGTCTGGATCAACTCTCCGGGCGGTGACTGCGTGGCCGCAGCACAGATCTACAACATGCTGATGGATTACAAGGGCAACGTCACGGTCAAGATCGACGGTATTGCCGCCTCTGCTGCCTCTGTCATTGCGATGGCAGGCACGAAGGTGCTGATGTCCCCGGTCTCCATGATGATGATCCATAACCCGGCGACCATCGCGTTCGGCGATCACAACGAGATGCAGAAGGCCATCGAAATGCTGGAATCCGTCAAGGACAGCATCATCAACGCCTATGAGATCAAGACGTCCCTTAGCCGCGCCAAGCTCTCTCGCCTCATGGAGGCAGAGACGTGGATGGATGCGACCAAAGCCGTCGAGCTGGGCTTTGCCGATGACATTCTGCAGAGAACGGATGCCGAGGACGAGGAAGCACAGGAACCGATTGTGGAGGCTGTCATGTTCTCCCGTAAGGCGATGAACACGGCGCTCCTGAACAAGCTCGAAGCCAAATACCGTACACCGGCATCCGAGGCAGAGATCCCTGCCCCAGCCGAAACCGGTCGCTCCGTCGATGACATTCTGGAGCGACTCGACACTATTTCAAAGTTCATGTAATGAAGGAGGATTTTCATAATGACTATCTTAGAACTGATGCAGAGAAGAAATCAGGCACTTACGGCGGCTCGCAATTTTGCCGAGTCCCACCGCACCGACAAGGGCATCCTCTCCGATGAGGATTCCGCAACCTACGACCAGATGGAGAAGGAAATCATGGACATGAGCCGTGAAATCTCCAGAATGCAGCGTCAGGAAGCTATGGAGCAGGAGCTCTCCCAGCCGGTCAACTCCCCGATCACCGGCAGACCCTATCAGGCCTCTGCCGAGCCGGAAAAGAAAACCGGTCGCGCCTCTGACGAGTACCGCAAGGGTATGCTGCAGGCGCTGCGCACCAACTTCCGCCAGATCAGCAATGTTCTGCAGGAAGGCATCGACGAGAACGGCGGCTACCTCGTTCCGGAGGAATACGACCACAGGCTCATCGATGTGCTGAACGAGGAGAACATCATGCGTCGCCTCGGCACCACGATCACTACCAGCGGCCAGCACAAGATCAACATTGCAGCGACCAAGCCTGCTGCAGCGTGGATCGAGGAAGGCGGCGCTCTCACCTTCGGTGATGCAACCTTCGACCAGATCATGCTGGATGCATATAAGCTCCATGTCGCCATCAAGGTAACGGAAGAGCTCCTGTACGACAACGCCTTCCATCTGGAGAACTACATCATCGACCAGTTCGGCAAGGCGCTGGCCAACGCCGAGGAGGACGCGTTCCTGAACGGCGATGGTACCGGCAAGCCTCTGGGCATCTTCGCTCCCAAGGGCGGTGCGCAGGCAAGCGTCGTAACCGCTAAGGCCTCCATTGAGTCCGACGACATCATCAATCTGGTATACGCCCTGAAGCGTCCCTACAGAAAGAACGCGAAGTTCATCCTGAACGACCAGACCATCGCTTCCCTCCGCAAGCTCAAGGATCTGAACGGCCAGTACATGTGGCAGCCTGCCCTCATCTCCGGCGAGCCTGACAGACTCCTCGGCTATGAGGTGCTGACTTCTCCGTTCGCACCTGTTGCGGAAGCCGGTAAGCCCTTCATCGCGTTCGGCGATTTCAAGTACTACAACATCGGTGATCGCGGCACCAGAAGTTTTCAGGAGCTGAAGGAGCTGTTCGCCGGTAACGGTATGGTCGGCTACGTGGCCAAGGAGCGTGTCGACGGCAAGCTCATCCTGCCGGAGGCTGTACAGCTTCTGACCATGAAGGGAACTGCTTCTTCCGGTTCCTGATCGTAATACGGGCGGTGCTGCTAAAACTCGCGGCACCGCCTATTTGAAATGAGGTGATATTTATGCTGGTGACACTGGACGAGGCAAAGGAATATCTCCGGGTGGACTTCGATGACGACAACAGCCTGATCGAAAGCCTGTCCCGCTCCGCGCAGAAGCTCTGCATGGATATCGTGAGGATTGAGGATGAGGCTGCCTTTGAAGAGAACTACAAGGAAGCCCGGATCGCTGTCCTTTATACCATCGGCTATCTCTATGAACACCGGGAGGAGGCAGACCACCATGCCCTGACACTGACACTGCGGTCACTTCTCTTCGGGATGCGGAAGGAGGCGTTCTGATGAAGATCGAGCTTTTAAACGTCCGCATCCAGATACAGAAGAACTCGGTCGTGGTCGATAAGTACGGCAACCACAAAAATGAGTGGGCTCCCTATTACAGCTGCAGCGCTACGGTCAGCTCCGAATCGCCAAAGGAAGAAACCGATGCCGGTCTCATCATTGACGATTCTAAGATCGATTTTACGATCCGCTTCTGCCAGAAGGCTGCGGCTGTCACATCGACCGGCTACCGTGTCCTGTTCCGGGATGTGCCCTATGACATCCTCGGTGTGGATCACATGAATTATAAGCGCAAGGCAGTGAAGCTCCTCTGCCAGAAAGTGAGCCGGTCATGAGTACGATCAAGGTAGACCAGCTGGCGGACGAGGTCATGAAGCAGCTGAATGATTTTGCTGATGCCACCTGCGACGATATGAAGGCCGCTGTAAAAAAGGCCGGGAATACCGTCCGGGATCAGATCAAGTCGACAGCGCCAAACCGCACCGGAGCCTATGCCAAGAGCTGGTCAGTAAAGAACACCAAGGAAAGCTCCCATGCCTTTGAGGTGACGGTCTACTCCCGGAACCGCTACCAGCTGGCGCACCTCTTGGAATTCGGCCATGCCAAGCGCGGCGGCGGTCGCGTCTCCGGACGTGCCCACATCGCCCCGGCTGAGCAGGCAGGAATCGAGCAGCTGGAACGAGACATCGAAAGGAGTATCAAAAGCAATGGATAAGATCATGGAGCTCCTGAGTAAGACCGGGATTCCCTTTGCCTACGATCACTTCGCAGAGGGAGAATCGCCCGATCCGCCCTTTATCTGTTTCCTGCTCCCGGCAAGTGACAACTTCTCCGCTGACGGGCAGGTGTACTTCAAAGTAACCGAAGTCCATATAGAGCTTTACACCGATAAGAAGGATCTGGAGCTCGAAGAAAGAGTCGAAGCCGTGCTTGATGAAGGCGGCTTCTTTTATGACAAAAACGAGGTCTGGATCGCCTCGGAGAAGCTCTATGAAGTCATGTTTTCATTCGAAATGGAGGTTTAAACATGGGTAATAAAGTCAAATACAACCTGAAGAATGTTCATGCCGCCAAGCTCACCAAGAGCGATGACGGCACCTTTTCCTATGCTGCGCCCAAGGCCATCCCCGGCGCTGTCAGCATTTCTCTGGACGCTGAGGGTGATTCCTCGCCGTTCTATGCGGATGGCATCGTGTATTTCCGCTCCAACTCCAACAACGGTTATTCCGGAGATCTGGAGATGGCGCTGATCCCGGAGTGGTTCCGCACCGAGATCCTCAAGGAAATCCTCGACAAGAACGGTGTGCTGGTGGAGCGCTCCGATATCACGGAGACCGA